TAAAAAAACCGAAGCTCAAAAAGAAACCAAAGCTACTAGAAAAAAAGCAATGGCAGACGCAGCTGATAAAAAGAAAAAACAAATAGAGGCCTCTGGTAGTTGGGGACAGTTTTATTTTAATATGAGAACTTTTTTGACAAAAGACAATCCAAGTCAATTATTTGGAATTGAAGGAGATACGTTAAATAAAGCAACAAAAGCTTTTAAAAGTTATCAAAATTTTATAAAAAGGAAAAGAGCAATAACATACGATAGACGGAGTGGTAAAGTGGCTCTTGATTTTAAAATAGGGGTTAAATTATTAAAAAAACAAGCTAAAGAAATAGCGGAGGGTTCGGCCGAAAAAGAAAATACAAAAAGAGATTCCGGAGCAGAACATGTATTAAATTATTTAGAAACCGCAGAATGGGTTGAAACTTTTCTATCAGAATATGAATATGTTATTGTATCAGGCTGGTGTGCTTTTCCTGGATTTTTACATGTTGAACAGGCGGGTTTTAAATCTACAAATTTTGTAGAAACAAAAACATCCAACGTATTTGGAGAAAAAAATATATTTGGAGGTCAAAAAAAACGAAGAACATACAAATTTAAGAAAAAATCAATTGCAAGTTTAATAAATTATGGATTAAATGAAGCAAATCAAGCTTTAGCTAGTTTAATGATTGATTCCATTAAATATGACCCAAAAGGGGATTTGATGCAAAAAGTTGCACTTATCATAATGGGTTGGTGGGCATTTAGACAACTCAATAGAGATGATACACCAATTTTTGCAACACCTCCCGCTTTAAGAACTCCTGGAGATAGAACCATTATGGGTTTTGCTATTTTTCCTGGAGTTTTTATACCCGTTCCTTTGTTACCAAGCGGAACAGTTGACCAATGGTTACTTAGTTTTATAGTAAATGCAAATCTACATCTATTAACAATTGTTGGAGCAACGATAACATTTCATAAAACATCATTGACAGGTATACCTATCCCAGCTATGGTGACACCTTGGTTTGGTTATATAACAAAACCATTTGCAGTACCTGTAATAAATCCATTTAGTAAACCACTTAAAGAAATGTTACAAAACCCTAAAGAATTACTTGCAGAAGTAAAAGAGAATTTAATTGATTTTGCTGCAGAAAAATTAATAGAAGGAACAGTTGAATCAATTAAAGAAAGAGGGGTAGTGGGGTCAATCGATGCTGCAGGACAGGCAATATCAGCTGGGGCAACCGCAACTAAACAAATAGCTACCGATGCTATAAATAGAGTAGGTGGGTAATTTTTTAACTTTAGATATTTATTACTAAACATATACAAAACAATTATTATGAAATCAGAAATTTTATTAACTTTAATTAAAGAAGTTGTTAAAAACGAAGTTAAGTTACAAGTAAAAGAAGAACTTGTTAAACTTATCAAATCTGGTGCAGTTACATTAAACTCACAAAAAAAATCATCTACTCCATCATTGAGAGAGATGACGGAAGTTGCTCCTACACCGGTTAAAAGACAACAACCGATTCAACAAACACAAAGACCACAAAAAGAATTTACTAAAAATGCTATGTTGAATGAAGTATTAAACCAAACCCAACCATTTACTTCTGCAGAAAGAGTAGAAGGTGGTCAGAGTGGCGGTAGTAGTGTATTAGATATGATTAAACCACAACAAACAATGGAAGAAGATTGGGAAACAATGGATTATAGAGAGGGTATTCAAATTCCTCAAAATATTCCGCAACAATTTGAATCAACAGGTGATGGTTTACAAGATGCTACAATAAAAGCATTGACAAGAGATTATAGTGAATTAGTAAAAAGATTTAAATAATAAATGGCAATTGATTTAGGTAAAATACCCGTTAAAGACTTAGTTCAAAATGAAAGTAAAGCTCTAAGTATTGGATTTTCTAATTCCAATACTGATGGTGTATTTCAAAAAAATTATACAACCAAAAAACAACTTGCAGAAAATATTAAAAATCTTATTTTAACAAAAAAAGGTGAAAGAATTATGAATCCTCTTTTTGGTTGTGATGTTCATAGGGTTTTATTTGAACCATTTATTCCTGGCCAAATAGAAACTAAAATTCAAAACTCAATTGAACAAGCGGTTAATTATTGGATACCTGAAGTTAATATTGAAGAAATTGTTTTTGATTTTGATGATAAGGATATTGATAATCATTTAATTAATTTAAATGTAGTATTTTCATTGGTAATTAATCCTGATATAACGGACAGTATTCAGGTAACAATAAAAGAATAATAAAAAAATGGCAATTAAACCTTTAAATAAATCTTGGGGAACCGGTAAAGATATAAACTATATTGGTAAAGATTTTTCGGCATTTAAACAAAATTTGGTAAATTTTACCCAAACATATTTTCCAGATAGTTATGCTGATTTTTCCGAAGCTTCACCTGGTACCATCTTTATTGATATGGCATCTTATGTTGGTGATGTTCTTTCCTTTTATCAAGACACCCAATTAAAAGAATCAATGTTAGCAAATGCTACCGAACGTAAAAACGTTATAGCACTTGCACAAACAATGGGGTATAAACCAAAATTAACATCACCTGCAACTACAACTATTAAAGTTTATCAAATCGTCCCATCATTGGGGTCAGCCGGTAATTACGGGCCCGATTCTAAATTCTATTTAAAAGTAAAGGAAGGAATGGAAATAAAATCCAATAACAATTCCAATATTATATTTAGAACAACAGATTCGGTAGATTTTGAAAATGAAATAGATAGAGAAATTAATGTATACGAACGAGATGCAACAGGAGTTCCCACACAATATCTAATTAGTAAATTAGTAAAAGCTATATCTGCAAATGAGGTCTCTACTACATTTATGATGGGTGGTGATGTAGATTATCCAACCATAACATTGACGGATACTAATATTATTCATATAGTTTCCGTAACCGATGGTAATAATAACAAATATTATGAAGTTCCATATTTGGCACAGGAAAGTATATTTGTTGAACAACCTAATATGGAATATAATGGTGCACTATATACATCATCTTCAATAGTTCCTTATATTTTAGAAGTTCAAAAAGTTCCTAGAAGATATTCGGTAAAATTGAATGCAAATAATACAACGGATTTACAATTTGGTAGTGGTGATATCACAATGAATGATGAAATTATATTACCAAATACAAAAAATGTAGGATTAGGATTGGCCAATTCTATCAATAGATTAAATCAAGGAATAGACCCTTCTAATTTTTTAAAAACAAATACATTTGGTATTGCACCTACAAATACAACATTAACTGTGAAGTATTTGGTCGGCGGTGGAATTAATTCGAATATAAATACAGGTGATTTAACCAACATTACCAGATTAGAATACGAAGAAGATTTATTATCTTTGAATGACGATAATTTAAGAATATACAACCAAATTAAAACAACATTAGCAGTTGAAAACATTGAACCTGCGGTGGGTGGAAGGGGTGCAGAAAGTATTGAAGAAATTAGACAAAATGCATTAGCAACATTTGGTTCTCAAAATAGAGCAGTAACCAGACAAGATTATGTTGTAAGAGCATTATCAATGCCAGCTAGATATGGTAGTGTTGCAAAAGTATATGTTAGTCCCGATGGTGAAATAGATAATAATTCACCAGCTTCTATATTAGCAAGTCCCAACAATATAGCTGAATTTACAAATTTAGTAGATTCTATGAAAGGTATGGCTAAATCAGAAATTCAAAAAGAATTAGTTAAATACTTAACACAAAAAAAGAGTGCAATTGCAGAGGTTAATAACCCATTTGCAATTAATATGTATGTTTTAGGATATAATAGTGATAAAAAATTAACACAATTAAATCAAGCAATCAAACAAAATCTTAAAACCTATTTAGGTGAATATAGAATGATTACCGACGCAGTTAATATGATTGATGGGTTTATAGTTAACATCGGTTGTGATTTTGAAATAATTGTTTATTCAAATTATAATAAAAGAGAAGTTCTTACATCTTGTTTAGCAGAAGTTCAATCTTATTTCGATATAGATAATTGGACATTTAATAAACCAATAAACATTTCCGAAATAGAATTATTACTTGCAAATATAGAAGGGGTTATGAGTGTTCCATCGGTTAAAATTCATAACCTGTGTGCGGGTGACGGAGAATATTCACCAAATAGATACAATATGGATGAAGCAACTAAAGGTAAGATTGTCTATCCTTCTTTAGACCCATGTATATTCGAAGTAAAATTTCCTAACAAAGACATAAAAGGGAGGGCATTATAATGCATAAATTATACACATCATCATTTGACGCTAGTATTTACTTACAACAACCTGAACAAAATGCAGGTAGAGATGAGATATTAGAAGTAGGTAAACTTTATTATGGTTCTACAAAAGATTTAGCCAGAACATTAATTAAATTTGATGTTTCAAATTTGCAAACAGGTAGTGGATGGAAAACTTATTTAAATTTAAAAGCTGCCGGTTCGGAAGAAATTCCATTGGAGTATACAATTTATGCAAATGCGGTTTCTCAGAGTTGGACAATGGGGACTGGTACTAAATTTGATAATATAACATCGGATGGTATTAGTTGGAAATATAGAAATGGTGTAAGTAGTTGGCAGGATAACACAACGGCAGGAACAGCAATATTTACTGCAGGAACAACGGGTTCAGCAAACGCCGAAGGTGGTACTTGGTATACGGCATCAATGGCATCTCAATCATTTAATTATCAAAGTGATGATATTAAAATGGATGTTACAAACATAGTCCATAGATGGGTTAGTGGTTCTTTACCAAATAACGGATTCATTATTCATCATAATTTTATAACCGAAGAAGATACCATAGATTATGGTTTACTTAAATTCTTTTCAAAAGAAACACACACCATATATGAACCAACATTAGAAGTGGTTTGGGATGATAGTTCATTTGCACCAACGGGTTCAATAACGGCAATGCCAGTAGATGATTTTAAAGTCACAATTACTAATTTAAAATCAAAATATAATTCAAATACTAAAACAAAAATTAAAGTTAGAGGTAGAGAATTGTTTCCTATAAAAGATTTTGCAGACACTTTTAATTATAGTGATATTAAGTATTTACCACAAGCATCGTATTATCAGTTAGAAGATTATTTAACCGAAGAAATTATTTTTCCGTTTGGTAATTATACAAAATTAAGTTGTGATTCAAATGGTAGTTATTTTGTATTAGATTTACAATCTTTACCAATTGATAGAATTTATAAATTAAAATTAAAAGTTGTAATAGATAATATAGATTATGTATTTGACGAAAAATATACATTTCAAATAGTTTAACAATGGCATTAACAGCACTTGAAACCATTTCTCAAAAATTACAAGAAGAAAGAGATAATAGATTAGAATCAATATTAATTTCTTCCGGGTCTGCAGCTATTGCTAAAAATGAATACAATGTGACAATTGTTGATAATAAAAATGTTGCATCTTCTTTGGTATTTAAAGAATTAAATAAAGATAAATACGATGAAGAAGAAATTAAAAAAGCAATTAATGTAAATGTTACAGAATTAAAACCAAATATACCAGAACCAAATTTAAATTTAATTCCTAAACCAATTTATGATAAATTGGCCTTACAATATGCCGACTTACAAAAACAATATAACGATTTAGAAACGATTTATCAGGTTGCATTGGCTGAAATTAGAAGATTAGATACCGAAGTAAAACGAGTTACAATTGAAAAATTAACCATTGAACAAAAGGATGATTTAATTGCAAATCAAATGGAAACATTAAAAGATACTTTAAATCTTTTCACAGACCAAATACAAACGGCAATTCAAAAATCAGTTGAGGAATCAATATTAAGAACATCTTTACAATCACAAAACGCCGGATATAAAGTTCAAATTGAAGCATTAATTAAACAAATTGATTCCTTAAACTCTATAATTGAAGGTTTACAGGCTCAACTTGGTGCAGTTCAACAACAACAAGCAATTACAACAGGAACACAAGCACAAGCATTGGCAGGTGGTGCAGATGTCATAAATGAAGTTGTTATTTTGAAAATAAATGGTCCAGAGATTGATAATGCATTTAAAATTGCGTCCAAACAAAAAGCAAGTAGTACCGATGTAAAATGGACAAGTGGTGGGACATTAGATTTTACAAATAATGATAAATCACCCGTTACCATAACATTGAGCCACCCAATACCACCAGGATTTAATATTGATTGGATGACCTTCCCTAAAGGAAAATCATTTACAATAGCTGGAGGTGCAAGTGAAAGTATTCAATTAGGAATAGACCATAATTCAGGTAACGGAAAAGACTCAAAGAAAAAAACCTTTGGATATAGTGGTTCAACCGATTATAAATCCGAATTAACTGTTACAGTTACAAAGGCGGATGGTAAAGCAGCATCTAAAAAGTATCCAACTAAAAATACAAAAAATCACCCAGATTCATATTAATAGATTATGAGTATTAAAAAATATACAAACTTTGAACAAATTGATGTAAATACTGACAACAAAGGAAAATTTTTGTTAGCTGATGATTTATTTATAGTTTCAAAAAATGAAATACAAGAAACCGATTTCGGCGATTGTAAATATGATGTAATGGAAGTTTCCGTTTATGACATTAATAGTAATTTGTTACCACAAAAATCGGGCAACAATGTTGCTTATATAAAAAAAGGTGACATCAAACACTACATGCATTCTATCACAAATAAAGGTGGCTTAAAAGAATTGGCTATTGATGCGGAAAAATTATTAAATGATTTAGGTTTTACAAATGGTATTCTTAAACTTAATATAAATTTCGTCAGAAATAGAGTAGGAACTGATAATTTATTAACAAGAGTGTGGATACAAGAAATTTCTCCTTCAAGAGAAGAAATTAGAATATTACCTTTAAAAACAAAGGATGAAAATGTAAATTCAATTACAAATAGAGAATTTAATAATTTACAAAACTTAAGTAGAGATTTTAAATATTATAAAAAATCACTATTAGATTCTATATACGCATTTGAAGGTAGTTTTTTAGAAGGAATCGATTCAGCGTTACAAACTCAATTTGGTAAAGATTTTTTTAGCTTATTAAAGAAAGATTTTGGTTTAAGTAAATTTCCTGAGTTTAGGAAAAAAATATATATAGATTTTCAAACATCAGTAAATTATTATTTAAATAACAAATACTATAATATTACAGAATCAAAATTTGGTAAACCATCCGAAGAACGATTTGATGATTGTGACCAATATGATTTTAATATGTTAACAAACGAAATTAAAAAAATATTATTTGATTGTGTTGATTTTAATATTAAAAATTTAAAAAGAAGGCCTGTTGAAGTTAAAACTCTTCCTAAAGAATTTGCAATCGTTGAATTAAGAAAACAAATTGCAAATAATTTGGATACATTTAAGACTCCTGTCAATATTGTAAGAAATATATACAATGGTGATAAAGTTCAAATTAACTTAAATGACCCATTTGTTGGTGAAGTTCCTATTAAAAAAGAACCACCCGCATTACCACAAGTTATAGAACCGGCCGTTATAACCGAACCAATATTAATAGTTGCACCTGCCCCAATAGAAGAACCGGCTCCAAAAGTGGTTTTACCAACTCCTAGTCAAGGAACTGGTGGTGGTGGTGGAGGTAGCATCCATCGAGAATATGATACATTAGATAGACAGAATTTGGCAGATGGCGGTATGGGTAGAGAACGAATGGATAATCAAAAATAAAAATATTTATAAAAAAGAATAAATGGGAGCAAAGCATTTTAAACAATATAAGGCCAACGTCGAGAATATGGGAGGTGAAATGACAAACCCACCATGGGATGGTGTCGGTCAATATGAGGCTTTCCCCAATCTATCCGGCGGAAGTCCTGGTGGAGGTGGATACACTCCTCCGGTTGCACCGAATCCAACATTTATACCACCATCTTATACAAATAATGATGCAGGAGCATTAAAAATATATTTGTCATCTCCTGAAAATACACAATTTGAAAGAGATGGTAATAATATTGGTATTGGTGTATCCGTAATTGATACGTTTGCACCATCGTCCACATTTGGAAGTAGTAGAACATATAGAGCAATATCAAATAATAAAACAACTGTAAATTATTTTACAGTAAGTGTTTCTAAAAAATATTCGTATACTGCAGACTTAAAATTTGACAATTTAAACTTAAATATAAATCCATATTCATCTATGTTTGGTGGAATGGGTGGTAATAGTGGATTTAGTGGATTATCCGAATATGGAACTTATAATAATTCATTTAATTACAATTATAAACCAGCATTAACAACAAATGATGTTCTATTTACAGAAGTAATTGCAATACAAGAATTCACATTAAACGATGATGGAATATATGACTCATCCGAAAGAAGATTAGATTCCACCTCAGGAACAATAAATTTAGAATTCAAATTTAAACAAATTGAAATATTAAATAATCTTCCAGCATTACCACTTGTACCACAACCTGTGATAAATTATGAAATTGGATTTTCTTCTAATTTCAAAAATGAATTGGGTGAGATATTAAAATTAAATTACGAAATATTAAGCAATTCCGATGAGAAAGTAGATTCCGGTGCAATAAAGCTGGTAGATGGTAATACTAATAATAAAAGTATAAACAAGTCGGTTTTAGAAAATGCATATATTAATTTATCAATAGTAGGAGACATATCTGCTGCATATTTGTATAAAAATATATACTATGCTTCACTAACAATTGCACAAAATAGTCCAGAGGGTGATTATTCAAAATGGAAATCGGTTGGGAAAGCATTTAGATTAACGGGTAAAGAATTATCATCGGGTATAGTTGTAATTGCAATATTAGAAAAAGAAATCAATGTCGCTGCTCCTGTAATTATGGTTTCGGACACCAAATACAATATACAAGTAAAGGATTCCGATTTAGAAAAAGAAGTAAAAATTTCATTTAGAACGGAAAACGCCGATGAAGTAGTTGCATACACATCGACTGATAAATACATTTTAACTAAAGCTGATGTTGGTTATGTTACTTTATATTTTCAAAAAGACTTTAATGAAGTCTATGGAACTAAAAAAGTTATATTAACTCCAAAATCCAAATTATATGGTACCGGAGAAAGAGTAGAAATTTTAATTACATTTACGGCTATAAATGATTATCCGTCAATAACTCAAGTATTATTTCCAGAAGCAATTGATGTTCCATCTTTTTCTGATTTACAAATAGAATGGGAAGTTGAATATAATACATTTGCAACTAGTTTTGTTGATGTTTTTTTACTTTTAAAAAATAAAACTAAAGTAGGATTATTTGAAAAATTAGCACCCAATGGTTCTTTTAAAATAAATTTAAGAAACTTAGCGGATAGATTTCCACAATGGAATGGCAGTGATAATATATCATTATATTTGTTACCAAGAAACAATGGAGGTTCGGAAGCTTTGATTGGTAATGAATATGAAATTGTAACACAAATATTTTATCCATCCATATATTTGGATGAAGATTCTATAAAAAAATCTATATACGATGCATTTATAAATAAATTATCATTTATAGAACCAACTAAGGATAGTAAATATTTAACACATCTTGCAAATTTTGATAATAACGAACAAATATTGGTTTCATCATATGAAGAAGATAATTGGACATTATCATCTAAAAGGAAAGATGCATTAGGAAACGAACTGGTTGATAAGGAAGTTAAATCTGTTATATTAAAATTATATTCCCCAATTCCGGCAAATATAAATGAAAACTCTACATTTTGGATTACAAAATTAATGAGTAATCCTTTAATAGAAACAATAATTTTAAATGAACAAGATACTTTAAAATGCCCACCAATAAAGGGGCCTAATTTTAATATAGAAGTTGATTTTACAACCGGTAAGTCTACCGGATATGAATCTTTAGATAATTTAATATTAAGTAGTTCAACATCTACAAATAATTTAGTTACAACTTATTTAAGTTCATCGTTGTCATATCAAAACGATTTGAATATAGATTATGTATCAGGTTCAAACCCATTAGAAGGATATTTATGGGATAATTTTGTTCATTTTAGTTCTGCTACGGAAAGATTGGATAATTTTATTTATAAAGTTCAATTAATTGAAAAATATGAACAATTAATTACATCAGCATCTACAAATTATACAGGTGGCCCATCTGGTTCATATGTAAATGAATTAGTATCAAAGCAAGAAGTTGGTAAACAATTGATGAAAAAAAATCAAATTTTACAAGGATTTGATGGTTTTGAAACATTTTTGTATACATCATCATCTTTAAGTTGGCCACATGATAATGGTGGTAGTAGATTATATCATACAAATACCATTGTTACTAATTGGTATGCATCGGCATCCGTTGCAGCAGAAACTTTTGATTTGGAAAATCCAAATTGGATTATGAATAATGTTCCAACATTTATAAATGATGTTGAAAATTCAGAAAGCTTTCATTTATTATTGAATATGTTAGCACATCATTTTGATGTAATTTATTATTATACTAAAGCTATTGAAAATGGTAGAGGTTTGGGGTATAAATCAAAAAATGGTGTTCCTGATAAATTATTGTTTGATGTTTTAAAATCTTTCAACTGGGATGCAAAGAATTTAGCGGATGATGCAAAACTTTGGGAATATGTGTTTGGTGTGGATAGTGAGGGAACTACAACAAATATTAGTCCAGCAAAACAAAGAACATTTGAAATTTGGAGAAGAATAGCAAATAATTTACCTTACTTATTAAAGCACAAAGGAACAAGACGTGGTATATATGCATTATTGAGTTGCTATGGTATACCATCATCAAATCTTTCAATTTTAGAATTTGGTGGACCAGAAGTGACCGAAACATCTAAAAGTAAATTAGTATACGATAATGTAACTACTGCTTTAAAATTTACATCGGGGTCTTCAATTCAAATGGGGTGGCAAACGACTAATAAAAATAGAAAACCGGATACGATTGAATTGTTTGTCAAACCAACCGCTGCAGGTAATTACAATGTGGTAACTGGAGTAGAAAGTTCTTTGGCAATTAATATAAGCGGTAGTATTGGTAGCAAATATGGTATTGTCAAAATTGGTACTACCACAGGTGAATATGTTACATCATCTTTATTACCAATATTTAATGATAAGTTTTTTGGAATAAAAGCTTCCAGAGAAGTTAGTGGAAGTTATCATAATTTGGAATTAAGTGTAAGACAATCGGAGAAAGAAAGAACTATATTTGAAGAAACCAAAACATCATCAATATCCAATGCAATATCGGTGTGGGACAATGGTTCAACATTACAACTTGGAAGTGGATTTGTTGGAAGTGTAGATGAATTTCGTTTATGGAGTACACCATTGGATAAAGAAAGATTTTATGAACACGTTTCTTTTCCTGAAATGATTAATGGAAATAGTGTATCATCGTCTACCGATGATTTACATTTTAGATTGGATTTTGAATATCCAAAAAATTTAGCAGTATCACAATCATTAATAAATGTTGACACAAATATATTTTACCCATTAATACAAATTAACCCATCTAGTTCTTTACAAATAACAAGAAACATATTAGAAGAAACGGGTTCTATTGGTAATAATGTAATTTTATCAACAAATGTATCAGCATCTTTCACAGCGACTGCCGTTGGATTTACATCGGTAACATCATATCCATATCAATTTGAAGCAATAGATAGAACGGTTGTATTAGAAATACCAGATTTAGGTGCAAGTAGATATTCAACCAATAAAGTTAGATTTGAATCTCAAACTGATTTCAATGGTAATGATGTTAGTGGTGGTGTTGATTTGTCATTAAAAAGTAGAGCAACTAAAAAAGCTTTTGACCAATCACCAACAGATTCAAATAGAGTGGGATTATTTTTCTCACCTACAAAAGAATTAAATATTGATATTGCTAAATCATTTGGTGGAATTAATTTAGATAATTACATTGGTGACCCGGGTGATAGAACAAAATCAAATTATAAATCTTTAGATAATTTAAGAAACTATTATTTCCAAAGATTTGATAATAGAGATATTTACGCATACATTAACTTAATCAAACTATATGAGAAATCAATGTTTGAAGATATTAAGAAAATGTTACCTGCAAGAGTTAAAGCTACTACTGGTTTATTAATTGAACCACACATTTTAGAAAGAAGTAAGATTGCACAAAAAGACCCAACCGGGGAAGATTATCAAAAAGAAACTGTAATTCATTATAACGACACTACAATTTTATATGGTGAAACTACTCAATACGAAACCATTGTTGATGCAGACTTATCCGAAAATATAAGTGGAGAAAATAATCAATATTATGCAGAGATTTATACGGCATCATTGGATAGTATAATTGGAGAAAATTATCAATATGATGTAGAAATTTATACGGCATCAATACAAAGTATAAACGCAGAATCATATCAAAATGATGTTACAATAGATGCGGGGTTGGGATTACCAACAATATTAACCGAAATAGACATATACGATATTAATACGGTAGTAGGACAGAGTGA